GAAGAACACAACAGATTCGGATTGAGTCATGGTAGTCATACACACCTCCTAAGAACATTTAATAGAAGCATCGGACATCATCATGAAGTATCGGAGACATAGAACATCTAGCATCGGACGGAACTGTCAAGCATCGGTAATCCAGAGCAGGGCGACCATGTACAGATACAGTAGAATCGGTTCCATAACCACCTCCAGTTTCGGGCGCGGTGCCCGGAGAGATACAGAATCGGGAAGATACCCGGTACCCTTAGCTTTTTAGGGGACCTCTAATTAAAGTATCGGTACCGCCGCGCAAATAGTCTGTAGCTGGGCCAATGCTAGAAAAGGGGCCCGCTAGCCTGTAGAAAAAAGTCAGGTACCAGTACCTACGCTTACGCAAATAGTATAGTGACTTTTATAGTCAGCCTGCTCGAGTCACACAGAGGCCAAGTGTGAGCCCTGTGAGGGAAGAAGAAGAGCCACTGCGTGCCAGTTCCGCGACCGCAGACACCCGCAGACACCCGGGATCTATTCACTTGCCAAAGAACACGCATCCATTCCTAATCCTATTATACCCGCTGAGGGCCTGCGCGGACGGCCACAAAGCCCAAGATATGATTGAGCTAAGTCTGCCGTCAGAGGGCGCTGGTTGAGCCTCGTCGAAGAGCATCGCTTAGATAAGCTTTATAAAAGCAAGCCAAGCGAAAGACCTCGACGGAGCGTGGTGGCTCAGATGTGTGGCGGAGACGGCTGGTGGGTCGGTGTGGGTCGGTGTGGGTCGGTGTGGGTTTAGCTTTTGCTCTGGTGGTTACATGGGATGTTGTTAGAAGGGGATAGATTAAACCGCGTGGTTGCGGTGTGAGTGTTTCACTTAAAAAAGTATAGTGTTTTCAAAGAGTTTTAAAAAATCTAAAAAATTAAACTCGGTCAGGACAAAAAGAGTCTTCTCTCTGCTTCCCTGCGGCGGGTGAGACCGGGCATTTCTTGACCACGAGCTTTGTTCCACTTAAGAAACTCATCAGCAGCAATTTCAAATTTCTTTTGATTGACCATCTTAAGAAGAGTAGATTGCTTTAGATTGCTGACACCACAGTTGTACGCGAACGACGTAAGAGCAGCGAGTTGATTGTCGTTTACTTCGACCTTTAAAAGTTTACAGACTTGATCGCAGAAACCCTGGAGATGATGCACGAGCGCTTCTTCAGCCTGCTCTTGTGTCCACTTTGTGGAAGGACCGATTGGCTTGTGAGCACCGTTGACGAGAGGTGAGTATGGATCGAGACCAGTTGCGCCATAGCCAATCGTCCATGGATCTCCTGGCAAAGATTCCCAGTCCTGTTTTCTAGCGTTTTTAACTTTTAGTAGCTCTTTACCTAGTGGAGAAGCCGGATCTGCATATGCGGTTAGTTTACAGCCTTCAAATGACTTAACGAGGGCAAGTCCAGCTTCATTTATCTTTCTCATATTTACACCAAGCTCTTTCTCTATTGCTATTTCTAGTATTTTTTGCTTTGCTGCGGTTTTGTAGGCGTCGATCACACCTTCTACTGTTCCGGCTGCAAAAGCACCCACTGACTCATAGCAGCTTAACCAACCAGTTCCATTATCTCTACGCTTCAATCTTGCAAGCGGACAAGATTTACATGGACTATTTCTGAGATCCTCACAATCTCCAGTCGAAGCTATGTGCTCTAATATCTTAGAGACACGATTCATCGCAATACTCCATGTATAATGGTTATACCTAGGAGACATAATATCATGGTTCAAAAAATGACCAAACCTTCGGCTACTATACCCAATAGTCCGACATCTTCTAATAGCCAGTTTCCACTAAATCTTCCAGATCCAAGTATGTTTGGTCAGAACTTCGATCAGCTTGTTCAACGTCGTGGAATAAGATTCGTGCACCATCGTGCGCTTCCGTGTCCAAACATGGGGTCGCTTAATGACAACTCACATTCACCTATCTGTCCACACTGCGATGGATCTGGCATATTCTATTATGAGCCTAAAGAGATAATTGGTGTCTTTACCTCAAACTCAGTTGAAAAGAACTTTGAGTATCAAGGAACATGGGAAATTGGCACAGCTACTATTACATTTCCAGTTGAATATGATGACGGTACTCAAGCTGAATTTTCTATGTATGACAAGTTGGTTATAACTGACTTTACGGTAAGAATGTGGGAGAAGAAAGAGTACGAGCCAAGACCAGGGAATACTCAACAACTTAGGTATCCAATTGAAAAAGTAGAATATATGATAACGGCTACGGACACGATTGTCAAAGAATATAAGCAAAATGAGGATTTCACTGTGAACAACGGTCTCATAACATGGATATCTGGAAAAACGCCAAGTTATGATGCTGTAAATGAGATAGGTGACACCTATGCTGTTAGTTATTTTGCCAACCCAGTTTATATAGTTCTTCAACCACTTAGAGAGCTGCGAGTATCTCAGCAAATGATAGATGGACAGAAGACTGCAAAACGTCTTCCTCAGCACATAGTTGTTAAGAGGGATTTCTTTGTAAACAAACCAGAAAAGATAGCCGGATCGTGATTTACTAAGCTGATATAGGGCTTATAATCGATAAGGCGCAATCTTAAGAGGTTAGTAATGCCACATTTTGCATCTAAAAAGCAATATCGCATGATGATGGCTATTCTTCATGGTAAGAAAGGTTCCACCGCCAGAGGCGACAGCGGTCCTCCTAAAAGCGTTGCAGAAGAATATTCTGGCAGTGGGAAAAATGCACCAGAATCCAAAGGCAAAGAGCACGAAGGTGGAAAGTGGGGCGAATCTCACAAAGAAAAGCACACTAAGCAAAAAGAGCATAAAAAAAAGTGGAAAGAAAACTTAAAAGAGCAGACTAAAAAACTTAAAGAAAAGCACATGAGCAAAGCAGAAGGGAGACCTGGCTACGGTGTTGTCGTCATGGATGAAGGCAGTCGAGTACTGATGGGCAGACATACCAAGACAAATGAGTGGGCCCTTCCAGGCGGATCCTCAGAAGAGGGTGAAAAACCAGCAGAGTCTGCAGCAAGAGAATTACGTGAAGAAACTGGACTAAACATCGATCCATCTAAACTAAAAGAACTAGACTCTGGTTCTTTTTTTGTCAGAATAAACTCACAAGACCCAGAGTCTATCTACAAAGACACAGAAGAACTATATGATGTTGGCTTTAAAGATTTGTCTGAAATAGACATGTCAGAGGTTAGAGATTGTTGCATACCTTCTCTAAAATCTTTGATCGAACAGCATTGTCACAAAGACTCCCCTTTAGCCAGTAAGATAAAGAAAGCAGAGGAGCAACTAGAGCTACATCCAATATTCGAGCTCCCTAAAAAAGATTGCGTAACCTTAATTGCCAACGCTCTACATAGGCATTTGGATCCACATCTCTCTTCACTGAAAGAAGATGCAGTTGCTAAGATACCTTTTAGCTCATACGTAATAACGGTTAGAAAGCATAAAGATGGCAAAAAGTCTGGACATGTAGAAGATGGTGCAAAAACTATTCATAGATTTTCAAATCTAGAGCACGAAGATATGCTCAGAGATGTTATGAGTCTATTTGAGTGGGCAAATGCAGAAGATTCCAAGATAAAGATAATACCGCCAGAAAAACTCTCTGATGAGACTATAGAAGATGGTCTTGGAAAGATGACATCTATTATAGGTCATATAATCTTGGCGATATCTATGATGAAATCGAGAGCGTTCGTCAAGAGATTCGCCAGGGAAATGCAGTAGATCTTCAGCAAGCGGAAGCTAAAATACTTTCTCTTTTTGATAAATTAGAAGATCGACTTTTAAATGTTGAAAAGAAACACAATTCTCTAGCCGGCAAAGCGGGTGATGAGATAGACGAGATCGAAAAGAAACTAATTGAACTACAGTCAAAATTAGAACAGATAAATAAGAAGCCTTCTACTGTAGAGGCAATATCCTCAAATCCGCCAAATCCAAACAAGATATCTAGCGAATTCTATCCGTATCTATCTAAGCCAAAGGTGATAATAAAACCAGATGGTCACATTATAATCCACTTTGATAAAGATTGGACCGATGATGAGAAGTCCAACTTCTTAACAGATCTTAAGGCAAAAGCGTTAAAGAAAAAGAAAAAATGATAGACAGTAGACTTGAAACACTAAAGTGGGGACTTGTTTCAAGAGGATATGAAGACGATGAGATTTTGCGTATACTTCAATCCGCTAGAGAAGAAATAATACTTGGAATAGACGATCTAGTTTCATCCTGTCTTCAGGAGATACAAAACACTGCAAATGATATTGATTCTGAAGAATTTTTATCTGAAATAAGATTAGTATCCAACAATGGATATCTTGAGATAGAGACTGATTCTGGAAAAACAGATTTCAGCAAACCAGAGATGCGAATGCTTCCATCTATACTTAGCAATGGAAAAACCTCTTCTTCTGGAACTACTTATAAGGTTGTTCCAATTGGAAAAAATCCATTTAAAGAACAGCGACAAACAATGATTAAAAACGTAGACGCTGGAATAAATGCAATATCTAGTCTATCTAAAGACAAGATATCTGTACAAGACGCAACCGCCGAAATGGCTGTTGCTTTTGGTATGGCAGCGAATAGTAAGATTGCCGCAAGTAGACAGTCCCCATCTGTAGGCGGAGCTGTACAATTTAGAACAGCATCCAGCAACCAGGACGAGACTAAAGACTGGGTGATTCCAGAAAAAAAAGCAGATATGACAAATATTATCAATGAAATCAATACTAGAATAAGGTATAAGACTGATGATATAATAAATGATGTCATCAGAAGATACGAAAGGGAATACTGATGTCACATGTTATGCCCGAAATAGCTGTGCAAAGAATAATACAGTATGGCTTAAAAACATTAAGATCAAACAGAGATGCTTTTGATGATATTTTTGCATATGTAAAAGAGCATCCATTAATGATTGCTGGTTATGGTCCGACTTATGTTGATAGAGTTTGGCAATGGTTTACCACTGAAAAAACACCAGTTATACAGGCTTTTCTCCTAACTCCAGAAAGAGTGCCATGCTACAGTGTCCATCTCTCTGTTGAAAATGAAGATGAATCAAAAGCTGCAATTAGTGATTATTATGGAGATGAAGAAGAAAGTGAGTTGGCAATATCTAGCTTTAGTGTTACTATAGATATAGGAATACACGGAAGTAAGACAGCTGATCAAGTTTTGTGGATGTATTATATACTGTCCTATGTTTTGTTCAAAACAAAACCCCTAGCACAGGAATTGGGTTTGGAGGTTCAAACTTTTTCTGCAACTGATTGGCAGAAAGACTCGGCAAAAATGCCAGAAAACATATATACTCGCTGGGTAAAGATGCGCTGTACAGTGTTTAATACATGGTCAAACGACCCGTTTGATGGTCCTTTTGATCTAGAAGTGGAAGAGTTGAACTACGAAAGGGTGGTGGACAATGGCTAATAAAGAAGTTAAAAAAAATAAACAAGAAGTATTAGAGCCAGATCTTAAGGCTATAGCTGAATTTGAAAAAGCTCAAAGAAAATCAGTCCCTAAAAAAGAATCAGACTCAGCAGTTGACTTTGATCAGTGGTGGACAGAGAGAGCCAGTGTTTTAAATCAACCTGCTCATATTAAAGAGATATTGAGAGCAGACGCAAAAGGGCGAGGACTTGGTAAGAAAGAAACTATGGAAAGATGGGATTGGGCAGCAAAGATGTTTGGGTTGCATGTTAAGTAACCAAGCCATAGGCATGTGTTATAATTACTAATGATCTTTTTAGAACTAGAACTGGAGGTTACTTAAATGGCAATTAGCGTCAGCTTTAACGGAGCGACAATCAAAAAGCCAGGTAGTTATTCGAAAACTCAGATTGATCTTGGTGGAAACTTGCCACTTAGTCCAGCTGGTTTAGTCGTTATTGTTGGAGAAGCTGACGCAGGCGCTCCAGTCACGGCAGAGATTGATGCTTCTAAAAACGTATACACCGCAGATCAATTGGCAGAAGCAAGAGCTAAGTATCGCTCAGGTCCAATTGTAGATGCTCTTGGTTTCTTATTCTCACCAGCTGTAGATGGAGCCATTCCAAATGGTGCTCAAGCAGTTTGGGTGTTGAAGACAAACGCATCCGCAAGAGCTTCTCTTGCTCTTGCTTCCACCTATGGAACTCTTAGAGCAAGAGAGTGGGGCGTTGGTGGAAATCAAACTAGTGCAAAGATCACTTCTTCTTCAGAAGCTGTTCCAGCTGCTGTCGGAACAGCTCCGGCTGCTTTTGGCGCAGCATTGAATGGAGTGTCTTTTAGTGTGAGAAAGAATGGCGGAGCTCTTGCAGTTGTTGCCCTTAGTTCAACAGCTGGAGATCACTCCGACTTAGCCTCGTTGGTTGTTGAATTAAACTCAGAACTTCCTGCAGGCATTGAGGCCGTGGTTTCCGCTGGTGCGGTCAAACTTCAACTTGCCGCTGATGCAAATCAACATAAGCTTGGTTTTGGTCGCTCTCTTGAGCTTGTTGATTCAACTTCTGGTGATCTAGCTAAGTTAGGTCTTGTTGCTGGTCAATCAGTCTCATCGTCAGAACCTTCTGTTACCATGGCTTTTGCACAAAAAAGAGATCTTCTAGTTGAAGAAGACATTGTAGGCGGAAACGTTGTTTTATTGGTCGGCCATGATGGATCTGGAAGCGTAAGTTCAGCATCTGTCTCTGTGACCGATACGGAAATTGTATTAACAACATCTGCTGGTTCGGTTTCTCTTGCCAAATCAGAATATACAACATTGGGTTTTTTGGCTGAAGCCATTAGTTTTCAAGTTGGTTGGAGCGCTTCTGTCTCAAACGCTCTTTATGCCCAGCTTCCACTTTCATGTCTAGATCATGTTTCTTCAGTTGGAGCATTGTCACAAGCAGGAAATAAGCCTGCTCGTCTTAAGAAAGATGCTTTCGAAGTTGAAAAACTTGTATCGCAATCGCTTCTAGTTGAGATGCTTAACCAATCAGACGTCGGTCTTCCAGACGCATTATCCGAGTCTATGTTGGCTGGTGGAGCTAAGGGTGCAACAAGCTCTCTTAGTTTCGTAGAAGCTCTTGCCAAAGCTGAGAAATTCCACTGTAACTTTATTGTCCCTCTCTTTTCAAGAGATGCGACAGCGGATGTCGCAGATTCTTTGACAGATCCTGCTTCTTCTTACACTATAGACGGTGTTCATCAAGCTGTTAAGACACATATTAGTTTGATGAAAACTGTTAAAAAGAGAAGCGAGCGTCAAGGATTTCTTTCTCTCAAAGCAGGCTTTGATGCTTCTAAAGAAAAAGCAGCTTCAATCGCAGATGGTCGCATGCAGCTTGCAATCCAAGATGTTCGTCAGATCGATGCAGCTGGAAATATAAAATGGTTCCAACCATGGGCACTCGCTTGCTTATTGGCTGGTTCACGTTGTGGTGCTCCAGTCGGTCTTCCTCTTACGTTCAAGTTCTTGAACTGCGCTGGAGTTAGACACACTGCTCAACCAATGACAACAGCTGAGCAAGATGTCGTTATTGATTTTGATCCAGATGTTGAATTTGAACAAGCAATTGATGCGGGTATCACCTTCCTCGAGGCACCAAGAACCGGTGGCTATAGAGTTGTTGTTGACAACACTGCATATGGAACTGATGACAACTGGGTTTGGAATCGTGGAAACGTTATCTATGCTGGCGACATTGTGGCATATAACTTTAGAAACGCTATGGAGCTTCGCTATGTTGGTATCAAGAATATAGTTCGCGCAGCAGAAGTTAAGTCAACTGCGGAATCAATTCTTGCCACATTCCTTGCTCAGGGCGTTACTGTTGCAACTCCAGATGCTCCACAAGGCTTTAAAGATCTTAGTGTTAGAATCGAGGGAAATACTATTTATATCTCTGTTAAGATCAAGCTTGTTGAAGGTATTGACTTTATTCTTTCTGAGATCACTCTACAAAGAGCTGCTCAGAATGCTTAATTTTTAATGCAAAAACTAGGGAGGTCAAGCAATTGGCCTCCTTTTTTATTATCATAACTATAATCATGATAGTATTAATATACGACTCTTGCGGTAAGAGTTTCTAACGTAATGGGTTCTAGAGCCCTAGGAGATAAAGATGGCACAGAAAAAAACTAGTCTGATTACAGGTAGTAATGCCAAGATCAAGATCAATGGTGTAACTTTAGCATATGCAACCGATGTTCAGTATGATGTTTCGGTGCAGACTATTCCAATTGAAACAATGGGTCGGTATGAAGTTCTCTCAAACGAACCTATCGCAACTCTTGTTAGCGGATCTTTTTCTATCGTTCGCTACACTAAAGCGGCTTCAGAAGGCAAAGTCACTGGTGCGGCTGCAAATGGCAATGGAGTAGGTAATTGGCAGGGTGCATCAGGAAAAATGTCAGAACATTTCAATCCTGGCGACCTTCTTGCTTCTCAAACTGTTGATATTGAACTTTTCAGAAAAAATGTAAACGATCCAGCAGACAACACTGGCGTTGAGATCTTCAAAAAAATTATTGATGCAAGACTAACAAGAATGAGCGGCAGCGTCAATAAGCGTGGTGTGTTGATGGAGTCTTTCACGTTCGTCGCTGAGATGATTGAAGATGACTCATTTGCAGCGTCAAGATCTGGCGAGGCCGATCTTAGCGCATAAGGAATATATCCGTGGCAAACAAAAAGCCATTTTTTATTACAGGTTCCAACTGTAAGATAAAAGTAAATGGTGTAACCATAGCGTATGCCACGGATCTTTCTTATTCCGTATCTATTAACCATATTCCCACTAAAATACTTGGAGTATACGAGTCCGACACAATAGAACCATTGTCCTATGCTGTTTCTGGAAGTTTTACTGTAATAAGATACGTAGACGCAGCGCAAAGTCTTATCGGAAAAATGGAAGGGTCTAGTGGATATGGTAATGGAGTGGGTTCTTTTGCGGCCTCAAGCGATTTTACAAGACCAGATCTGCTCAGGTCAGATGGGAAAGCAGATCAAAGCGCAAATCCAGCAAAGCTTGGAGATGCAACTGGTTTCGATATAGAGATATATCAAAAAATTCCCCCAAGAGGCTATGTTGGAAACGATCTTGCTAATGGACTTGTTAGTGCAATAAATTCAACTGGCATCTTGGTGGGTGAGAGATATCAAACTCAAGATATATTAGGAATAGCTAGGATTAGGAATTGCAGAATTGTTGCTATAAATTCTACAATTTCTAAAAAATCGCCAATGATTCAACAATTTCAATTTGTTGCAAACTATGTAGATGAAGATAGTTTTATATCAGAAGCTTCCGGACAAGGTCAACAATTTTCTTGAGGTTGTAAATGAGTAGAAGAAAAGGGTTTGACAGAGGCACTGGTTTAGAGAATTTTATAACCGGAGCTGTTGAAAACGTAATATCTTCAGCTGGAAGTGTGGCTACGGTCAAGCCTTCTGCAAAATATATGACTGGAGCTAGAACTGTTTTAAAAATAAATGGAAATATAGTTGGTTTTGCAATGCAGGTCTCTTGGACAGTAAGTACAGAACAAGTAGAAATTTACACAATAGATGACTATATGCCATATGAAATAGTTCCAAAAAGAGTATCTGTAAATGGCACACTAGGTATGTTCATGGTTCCCGGCAGATCTCCAACTGCTGAGATAATTCAATCTGACAATCTTAGCTTTTTATTTAATAAATATATAACTATAGAAGTTAGAGATTCTGTTACTGATAATTTACTTTTTAAAACTAATAAAGCAGTTATAACATCTTCCAGTGCAGATTTGAGAGCCGATCAACTAGGATCTATGACGCTTCAATGGAGGGCAATTGGATGGATTAATGAATCATCCCCTCAAATCCCAGCTGGTTGGAATAACACTTCGCAGCAAAACACCGCAGATCCAATTAATGCAACTGAAAGATTAAAAAAGAAATTTGGTATTTAGTATAATATAAAATATCGGAGGACTTTGTTATGGATCTGCCAAAAAGAGAAAAAACTTTTTACTTTGACCACGAGGGTGAATCTGGTTTTAGGTACGAAGGAAACTTCACTATTAAATGCAGATTAACTGTTGCAGAAAAATATGCTGCAGAGTTAGAAAAAACTCGTTTGCAAGGCGATACCTCAAATCCCTCCCCCGGGCTGTCTGGAATGGCAATTGCATTATCTTCACTTAGATCTCGCGTTATAGATGGCCCTAATTGGTGGAAGCAAGGACTAGGCCTTAGTATCGAAGACGAAGATGCTTTAGTAGAGCTTTATTCAAAAGTTGAAGAAGTGGCAGCAGAGTGGACTTCAGAAGTCAAAAAATCTGTTAAAGATGAAAAATTGGGAAACTAAATGACGGAGATGATAATCAATCAATCTCCGTCTACGAAGCCATAGATAAAATTGTTGCAAAAAATGCAAGAGACCTTAAATCTGAAAAAGGTAGACTTCACTTTTTAATGTCATGGTGGAGTCGCACATACAATCGCCCTCTTAAAGATCCAATCCTACAATCCTATACTCTTGAAGAACTTTATTACGAATATAAAGATAAAATTGAAAGAGATATTGCCTCTAAAGAAGCGTCAGAGCAAGAAGATGATAAGATAGAACAAGAAAAGATAGATAGCGCGCTAGCTTGGGCCGAGGCAGAGGAAGAAAAAGAAAGACAACAGATGAGCGACAATCAAAGCGTATCTGAAGAAGATATGCAATGGATGCATGCTCAGATGGAAAAAGCCAAAGAACAATTTGGTCAAGATTTTGGCGAAGATATAGACGAGGAATTCTGAGATGGCAGATGATAATGATATAAAAAGTAGATATAGAAAAAAACTTGAAGATATAAATACTTTGCCATCTAGGGTGACTGAAAGAATTTATGACATTTATACTGAAGCTTCCACTAAAACAAAAAGTCAATTAGATTTAGAAGCTAGATTAGATAGGATAACCGATGCGAGAGAAAGAGCGAGTAAAAGTGTTGAACTTGCTAGAAAAACTGGTGATGATCAATTAGACGCTTATAGAAGACAGCATCAAAGATTGGCAGAAAGAGAAGCTAAGACAAGGGAGCAAATAGAATCTGAAGAAATAAATAGAAGAGAAAACGCTCGAAGAATGTCTTCTAGATATGTCGGTGTGTCTCTTTCTTCAGAAAGACTAGAAAGAGAGACAGGCAGGTTAGGAGCATCTGTTGAAGCTAGATTTCTAGGTAGAGACATCGCTAGACAAATGTCTCAAACCGAGATCCAGCAACTTTCTAGATACAACTTAGAACATCAGCAGCAAACTACAGCAGAGATTATATCGCTATCTAAAGACGTCGACAATCCTAACAGCGCAGCAAGAATGCAAGGACTGATTAGGAAACTTGGACGCCAGCAGGTTTTTGGTGGAACAATGTCGGCTGCCTTGGGCGTTCAAAGAGAAATGGGTTTGGACGAGATAAGCACTCAAAGAAGAGCTGCCGGCATATCAGAGAGAATAAGTAAAGAATTAGAGATAGAGGGAATAAGAGCAAAAGTTGCATCTGGAGATGTTCGTTCTTATAAAGAAGAAATGAACACATATAAAGAGCTAAGAGATGCTGTAAAAAAAACAGCAGAAGAAATACTATCTCTTGGAGAAGCTGGATCTGAATTAAGAAAAAAACAAGAAGATCAGATAGCAGCATATGAAAAACAAAAACAGATTGTAAAAGAAATGCAAGAAGGTGGCGGTGGAGGTGGATTGACCACTGCTCAAAAAATAGGTCTAGCTGGTCGTGGCATTTCTGCAATATCGGGGGTTTCATACAATCTTGCCGTAGGTTCTGAAATAGAACAGACTCGAGTCAGAACAGGTATTGCTTCTGTCATGAATCAGCAGTTTTTTAATCAACAGAGAGCAATGTCTGGCGACATGTCTTCTTTACTTATTTCTAGTGCTGGAATTGATGCGTCTATGCTTGAAAGAGCAGAGACGATGCGTACTAGAGCAAGAAGATATGGAGCTGGATCTGCAATTGGAGATTTTGGCCAATCCGCAGGAGCTGCTATGGGTGCAGCTGCCGCCCGAGACATTCCCGGTGCTATTAACAGCGCTGTCTCTGGTGTGGAGAATGCAGCAAAAAGCGGTATAGGCTTTGCTAAAGGAATACCGCAATCGGCCACAGCAGTAGAGACATATGGCGTAGGAATGGGTCTCAGTGAAGAGATGATAAGAATACGTGCTCAGTCTTTGCAAGCTTTTTACAATGACAGAATGGCTGCTTATCAAGCTGCAACTGGGACCGGAGCAATATCTTCGACTCTTATGGATGAGATGACGAATCCCGCTCTCGCATCTAGACTTGGAAATATAGATTTAAATAGACAAAAAAATCTATTTAACTTAGGCGCGACCCAAGTTGGCATATCTTTCTCTCAAAGTGCAGAGAATAGAGAAAGAATTTTAAGTTCAGCTGCTTTGACAGAGAGACGCGGATTGATGTCAGCTGAACAGTATATGAGTAATCTTGGCAAGATAACTGCAGCAGGCGGTTCTCAGAAAGACCTAGAAGATGCTTTAGCAAACGCAGTATCAAGAGGCGTGAATGATGCAGCATCAATAGGAAGAATGGTTGACGCCATGACCAATCTGTCTCAAATGGCAGATCAGGGAAGAGGGGTCTCTGGAACATCTGCAGCTCTTCAGGCCTTTGGACTTGGTTTAGAAAGTTTTAAAGGCACTACTTTTGATCAAAGACAAAGAGAGCAGAACGTGATGGCGGGTCTTGCTAATTTTCAGCAGATGACCAGCGGCGTTGACATGAGCATAAACACAGTGTCTCAAATTGCAGAACTTAAAAAGAGATTTCCTGGAATTGGTGGAGCAACATTGCAAAATGCAGTTTCACTTGGAACTCAAGGAGCAGCCGATCTTCTTGATTCATTGAGGAAATATGAAAACGCAAAACCTGAGGATAAACAGACAACAAAAAGAAAGATAGAAGAACTTGGTCTTTCAGGTATGTTCTTTGATCCAAAAACTGGAGAACTTAGAAGCGACTACTTAGAGACTGGTAAGAGTCTTTATAAGAGTGAGCTGCTAAGCGTCGCAGATGTTGTTGGGCTGCGTGGCGGAAATAAGGCGCGCGAAGAATATTTAGAAGTCATAGAAGGTAAGAAGAATTTTTCAGAAATTAGTGCACAAACAAAAGACACAATGGCTAGTTTGAAAATAAATAGAGCAACTACTGAAGCACTGGAGGGTGTTCTTACGGGAACAAAAGCCTCAGGTGGAATATACGGACAACAGGGTGCAGGAGTCACGCGGGAACAGGCTGCAACTGCGATTGACATGTCTACTCAGGCATCGATAAAAAATATAAATGCTTTTGGAAACAGCATGGAAGAAGTTGTAAAAAGAATGCAGTATGTTTTAGATAATTTTAGTCCAGAAAAATCTTTTTCAAAAACTCAAGAAGCAGTTGAAAAGATGGATCTTGATATAAGTGGTTTCAGTAATTCGGTTAAGAGGTTCGAGGATGCTGTTGAAGCTTTTGCACAGACTCAGGGTCTGAGTAGAGTAGGATCCACACCTCAGCCGGAAAGTTGGTGGGAATCTTATAAAGGCACTTGGGATTTGACCAACTTTCCTAAATGGCCTTCTAAATAATGATATAAATTCCAGTTTAGAAAGTAATGTATGAAAAACATCACACAGCCACAAGCCGGAATAAAGATATACAACTATGTAAATAGACTTGGTAGTAATTTCGATAATCAAAAAGCATCTGACGAAACAATAGAAAATGTTTTAAAAATTAAAAATGAAATAATCTCTATTTCTACAATAAAACACAAAGCACAACCCTCTGGCGAGTTTCAGATAACACTAGCTCCTACTAGAAATTGGATAACTACAATATCTCCAGGTAGCTGGATATCTATTCATATGACGTGTGAAAAAACATCTGATGAAAATCTTTTTTCTTTTAATGAAAACACACTTAAAATGATTGGAAGAATAGATTCGGTACGAATGAGTATGCGTGTTAATCAAGTGACTGGAGCTAGAGAAACTTATTATTTACTGATTGGAAGAGACTGGGGTCAGATTTTTGAATCTATAGTCTATATAGATCCACTAGTCAAGGCAGAAATAAATACAGCTTGGATTGCGATATTCGAACAAGTCGTAAAAGAATTATTTAACAAAGAAAAAACTGAGAAGGGATTGAAATCCACAACTCAACTAATTAAATTAATATTGCAACTTTGGGGACAGGTTTCTCTTGCTAAAAATCTAACTGGAGTTGGTGGGTTTGTGAACACAACTTCACCATTTTTAATACCAGATGCTTTATCAAAAGATCTTAATTTAAAATCAACAAGTT